GGTGTGTCGGGTCGCCCGCCTGGGTGTATGCGACGACGCGGCCGCCGCACTCGTCGTATTTAGTGTTTTCCATTTTAATTTCCTCCTCGTGTGTGCCCCGCAGGGCTTTAGAATATCATATCAAATATTACCAGGGCCAGCGTGATGGTCGCGCCCCCGGTGAGCATTACGTTAAACAACCGTGCCATCGGCAACCCCCTCTTCCTCTATGAGGTCGGCCCGTCTCCAGGAGCGCGGGTGTGCCGGGTCGCCGCTCTGGATATGAGCGGTGCAGTTCCCGTTTGAGTTGAATTCCCGTCTCCCTTCCCCGATAACCGTTATTTCCCATGCGCCCGCAGACCTCCTGTTGTGATATTCCACCTCGCGGGTGCGAACCGACTCAGCCTGGAGCCGGGCGGCCGCCAGGGCCGCGGCGGCCTCATCGGTTTCATTCGCGAGCGCGTTCTGAGCGTAGCCGACGGCGGCGGCATAATCGGCAGCCATGCCCTCGCTCATGGCCCTGCCCAGATGTGCCCTCATCAGGGTGATATTTACGTCACACCGGCATTTTCCCGGCTCTGACAGAAACCTGCGCACGAGGATTTCCTGTGCGCGGGCGGCCACACTCCGCTCATCAATCCGCTCGGCAGCCACCCGGATGGCCTCGGCGCGATGTGAAATTATATTCATTGCGCGGGATAATATTTTCCCGCGGTCATCCCCGAACTCGGCCGATAGCGCGTTGGGGATGGTAACCAGAATTCTGCTATTCGCATATGTTTTCATCTTTTCCTCCTCCGTTTGTGTGTGCCCCCTGGGGGAGCGTGTTATGATGATAATAGGAATGTATCACGCGCCGGCGGCTTTGTCAAGCTTTTTTTTCATTTTTTTTCATAAATAATTAGAAACCCAGTTTTTTTCATATAGTTACACACGAAAAAAAAGCTTGACAAACGCCACCAGGTGCTATATTATGACGACGTATCATTATAGCGCGGTCAGCGACAACGGCGGTGTCCCGCCGGAACCTCTGTGGAGGGCTCCGGTCGCGCAACGGGTGATACGCAACATATAGTATATGCAGGACACCGAGCCTCAACAGAGAGCGGCTGGATACCAGCCGGGCACGCAGGTTGAGGCACATTACAGGGCGGTGAATGCGGCCAGGCTACCCCGAACAACCGAGCGGCTCCGGAACACGAGGGGAAAAATCGTGTTGCCCCGCACATGAGAACAGCGGCCGTAACCCGCTGTAAAAAAAGAGGACTGATTTTTTTTCCGCATGATTTTTATTTCTGGCACGGTTTTTGCAAAGATCTTAGGGGTTTTAGAGTTTTTATAGAACAAACCTACATGAGTTCAAAAATGGAAACGTTATCCACAGCCGCTTGTGGATAAACACCAGATCTGGAGGCGATATGTCCGTAATCACCGCTCCCAACGCAATTTCTGCCGCTGACCGACGGTTCGCCCAGGAATATTTCAGGAACGGCCACAACGGCGCCCGCGCATACCTCGCAATCCACCCCACCGTCACGTACGACTCCGCCAGCACCCTGGCATCTAAAATATTGAAAAAAATTCAGGTGCTCGAATACATCGACAGTTTAGTCGACAGCTCCGAGTTGACCTCAATCGCGAGCAAACGGGCCCTGACCCTGGATGCACACGAAATTTACCTGGCGAACCGCGACGAGCGGCCGCAGGTTGCGCTGAACGCGTTGCAGGTTAAGGCGCGGTTGCACCGTTTGTACGACCGCGACCCGTCCGAGCCCGGCGGATACGTCGGTTTGATGCAGCAGCTGAACGTCCAGGTGGTTGTGGGGGAGCGCGCGGCTGAGGGCATGGCCGGGGAAAAAAGCATGCTTCAGGGAGACGCCGACTAAAAGGCCCCGCCCCCCGGTATGTACCTATACTACCCAATATCGCAGGGTTGTTGGTTTTGAGCCTCCCCTGTTCTTGTATTTAGGGTTTCGCATAGTGTTTCCAGATTGCGGGGATTGTAGTGAGTAATCCAATAATTGATAAGTTCAAGCTTTTTGATATGCTTGGTTACCAGATAAAGAGTCCTGAGGTGCGTCGGTTCCACGAGAGCACAGCCCGCAAGAAGATGGTAATCGCGGCGGCCCGTAGTGGTAAGAGTTACAGCGCGGCGATGGACGTCCTGACGACAATTTTGATGCCCAATACGCGGGTATGGGTTGTTGGCCCGAACTACACTCTCGCGGAGAAGGAGTTTCGGTACATCCACGAGATGTTGGTGATAAACCGACACAAGTTAGGATTACCGAAGCCAGTGACGTGTTACACGGCGGCTCGTACTGGTCAGTTGTTCATCAAATTCCCTTGGGGTTCGATAGTTGAGGGGAAGACGGCCGAGCGTCCAGATGCGTTGCTTGGTGAGGCGATAGACGGTGTTATCTACTCTGAGGCTTCTCAGCTTAGCAGGTCTATAAGAGAGAGGTACGTAGAACCGAGGACAATCACTAAGCAGGGGTGGGAGATATTCCCAACCACTCCAAACGCATCTGCGGAGTGGTTGCACGAGTTGGATATCATCGGTCAGTCAGGCGAGTATGAAGGATTTGAGTCATTCCATTGGGATGTGTTGGCTAATCCTGTTTACCCTGAAGAGGAGTTCGAGCGAGCAAAGAAGTTCTATGGCGCTGATTCCCCGGTATTTCGTGAGCAGTATTTAGGTGAGTGGGTATTTTACGGCGGGCTGGTTTATAGCACGTTCCGTGAGGACCTGCATGTAATTGAACCTTTCGATATACCGAAGAGCTGGAAGCGTATCCCTGGTATAGATTTCGGGCATCGTGACCCGTTTGTTTGTCTGAGCGCCGCCATGGGGCCTGAAGGGGAAATATACATATACAGGGAATACTACGATAAAGAGGGCCGGTCTATGCGCGAGTACGCGGACCGCATAAAGGAATCCGCGGTAGGAGAGGATTATATTCTTGGCGTTGCGGACCCTGAAAGCCCGCAGTCTATAGAGGACTTGAACTTTGAGGGCGTCGCAGTCCAGAAGGCCAACAACGACAGGAGAGCTGGCAGGATGCGTGTATTGGAGTTTCTGCTGCCGACTGAAGATGGGGTGTGCCCATACCCGTTGAGAGATTTACCGGCCAGACATGCGCGTTCTACATGGCCCAGGATGTACATATTCAATACGTGCAAGGAGACAATAAGAGAATTCAAGCACTATAGGTGGTCTGAGGGGAAATCAAAGGAAGGCGATAAAGAACGGACAGAGGGTGACGACCATGCAATGGATGTTGTTAGGTACCTTTGTATGACACGCCCTTCACCATTTAAACAGAAGACGGTTATCCCTTCGATGAGTTTCATGGGCCAGCTTGGCAGAATGAAGACCGCACGGAACCGTCAAAGATACATTGGCATGGGGAGATAGATGGCCAATCAAGAGTTCAAGGACTGGAAAGACCGTATAGAGGTCTCTCACCGTAAGCATAGGGTCATGGAAAAGCTTAGGGAACGGTGGATTGACTACTATCGCGGCAAACAGTGGGACGAGATAAGGGGTAAGGGCTATAATGACCTAACCGTTGAGAATATGGTGTTCTCTAACATCCGTACCATTATGCCGTCAGTCAACCTCAACAACCCCAAGATATTCTGTAAGCCTACAAAGAGGCCGTATATAGGCAATGGCGGCACCATATTCGATACGATATCTGCATCGGCTATATTCGAGGTACTAATGAACCACTACTACAGGACGCTGCACGTTAAGCGGTCTGTGGATAAGTCATTGATGGACGCTCTGATAGGCCCGTGGGGATTCGTCCAGCTTGGTTATACTCTTGAGACGGAGAAGGTGCAGGCAGACGGCGAGATAGAGGTCAACGAACTGATTAAGTCCGAATCGGTATTCGTGGTCAGACGCTCACCTAATGACTTAAGGTTCGACACCAACGCAACAGACTCACACTTGAACGATGCCCGCTGGATAGCCCTTAGGTGGGTGAAGCCGCTTGAAGACGTGAAGGCGAACCCTAAATATAAGAATACACGCGGCCTCAAATCCAACATGAGGGCGCAGACCGATAACTTCGGCAACGAAGATAACGAGAATGGATACAAGCCGCTGGACGGTGATTCTTATGGCGGTGAAGACATATGGGGGATGGTTGAAGGATGGGACATATGGGATAAGAAAACCCACAAACTGTTCACATACGTATATGGCCATGACAAATTCTTGTATAAGGGCGATTGGCCGATAAACATCGACGGGTTCCCAATAGAGATAATATACTTTAACGAAAACCCGGACGAAGTATACCCGATAAGTGACGTCGAAATATATATCGACGCGCAGGATGAACTCAATAGGCTTCATTCTCTGCAACTCGACCATACAAAACGCATCTCTCAACGTAGATACGCGGTAAAAGAGAACACAATAGATAGCGAGGAGCTTGAGCTGCTCAAGACCGGCGGCGATGGGACTATTATAACGGTTAGGGGCGACACGCAGACTTCTCTGACCCCGATAAAAGATGCGACTATATCGCAGGACATATACGCGATACAGAACGTACTTAAGAACTCAATAAGGGAGGCCGCCGGGCTCTCTGCATTCGAAAAGGGAATTAGCCAGAAATACGACACTGCCGCTGAACCTACACTCATAAGTCAGGGAATCGGAGCGCTCAAGGCGGAACGCCTGAACACTGTGGAGGATTTCATCAAGAGAATTGTACAAAAGATGGCCGTTATCGTCTCACAGACCATGGACAGCCATTCTGTACCTCTTAACGAAGAACAATTCACAGAGATGCAAAAATACGGCCAGGACAAACTTGGCAGGATAGTAGGAGAGGACGGGAAGCAGATAATATATCCCTGGATAACGGTTGGCAGGGATGCGCTATACGGTGAATACGACTTCGATATTGAGGTCGGCTCTACTCAGCCAGTAAACGATGCGGCACGGAGACAGGACGCCGCCACACTATACAATATGTTGGGCACAAACCCATATCTCAAGCAACGCGAGGGGACCAAGTTTGTGATGGAAGCGTTCGGGGTAGTTGACGCAGACAAATTCCTCAAGACCGAGGAGGAAGTCCAGCAGGCCGAGCAGGCTGGCATGATGGCATCCATAGAAGCACAGAAGGCAGTTGACTCGCCTAAACGCGAGACAGATATTGCCAAGACAACAATGAAGTCGCAAGTCTCTCTATCGAACCATGCACAGGCCGCTCAGGTAGAACGCGACAGAATAGCCGCAGAGTACGCGGCCAGTATGGAAAAGACTAACGTCGAACGTGAAAAGGCCGGGGTTAATCTGCTACAGTCGGCGCTCAGGCCGAGAACAGGCGGACAATGAGTCCAATCTACGAATATCATTGCGACGAATGCGGTAGAACCTGGGAGCAGCTCCATAGCATTGACGACAGAAACGAGGAACAATGCTGTGGACAAGATGCAACTCTCCTGATATCTGTGGGCGCAAGGCCGGTAATATATGAGTATTACAGTGAGAACTTGGAGTCTCAGATTACAGGCCCAAAACAGAAAGCCCACGTCATGCGTGAAAAGGGCGTGGAGTGTGTCGGATGAAGCCGCCGCTTATACAGATATTTATGATGCAACCGCCGAAGCGCAAATGTGACGACGATGAAGAGAAAGACAACGTGCTCGCGAACATGCTGAAGATGTCTGTTGAGATGTCAGGCAAAATGTCAGAAATGACAAGGAGTGTGAAAAACTTGCCACATGCTGAACATTCAGGTGGCGGTTGATGGCTAATGCGAAGGGCCAGAGGCCAACTGCTACAGAGCTGACGAGTCACTACGCTTTACGAGTTGCATATGATGCAAACGGAAACACAGAGTACATAGGTAAGGCCGCTATTAACTCAGCGGACAGCTCGGCAGTATGGCAATTGCAGAAGTTCACGTACGATGCTAACGGGAACATTACGAGCATATTATGGCCAGGAGACGAGTCGTTTACATATATATGGGACGACAGGGCGAGTTTGGCATGGGCATAACATGGTCGAATCCGATATCAACCGACGGCAGGGAGGTCGTATATAAGGAGGATAATAGTGCTCTCGGACATGCTGAGAAAAAGTACGAAATCTGATACAACCCAAGGCGGTGGTAAACGCGTAGGGTCTATGACACCGAATAAGATTAGAAGAATGGCACAGCTCGCGGTAATGCTAAGGATGCCGAGGAGCACGAATACTGACAAGGAGGGAAGGTAATGAACGGTGATAATAATGCGGCTCCCGAAAGCGCAAACGGAGAGCAGGAAACTACCTTAGGAATCGGAGAACTCGACAAGAGGTCTGAGGAATTTGGTGGAGAATCAGAGGCAGCGCAGGAAGAAACGAAAGGAGAACCGTCCGGGGAGGGTCTTTTCGATGGCATGACACCGGAAAAGCTGCACGAGTCCTACAAAAACCTGCAACGCGAGTTCGGTAAGAACAGCGAGGAATTCAAGCAGGTGCGGAGAGAACTTGACCGTATGGGCGGAGTCGAACAGGTAGCACAGTGGTTCGATTATCTGTCCAACAACCCTAACTTCAACAAGTTCATTGAGAGCGAGCAGAAACGCAACGTCTACGGCATCAATATGGATGAGCTTGACGAAGACGGGAAACGCGCAATGGACTTGGTTACGAAGATTGCTAACCAGGTAGCGGACGAGAAGGTCAAGGCCGCACTCAAGAACTCGGTAGACCCGTTATCGGAAACAGTTAGAGAGCGGGTGGTGTCCGAGCACTTCTCGAAGATGGATAGCAAATATCCAGACTGGCGTGAAATGCAAAACACTATGGCCGAATTGGCAGAGGACTTGCCTAAGAAAACTCAGAACAACCCAGCGTTTAAGGACGTTGAGAGCCTGTATCTGAGGGCAATAGTGGAAACAGGAAGTTTGGACTCCGTAGCAGCTAAGATGCACGCGAAGAAACTTGAAAGCAAGAGAGCACAAACAACGGAAAAACCCGCTGACTCTACGCAGAAGGGTAAAAGGCCACAGCCAAAGACCATACTGGAGGCCTTTGAACAGGCAAAAAGTCAGAAGGCGGGATAACAAAGGAGAAGAGACATGAGTGGATTGGCGGAATCCAGAACCTGGGATTCGTTGCTGACGACTACGTTGGCAAATTACAGGAAAACTATGGTAGACAACATCTTCGACGTCTACCCGCTCCTCAGCTGGCTCAACGGAAAGCTCGGCATGTCTATGCGGGGCAACTCTGTCAAGAAGGTCCTTGACGGGGGCGAGTCAATCGTGGAGCACCTGCTGTACGGCACGAACTCGACTGCCAGGAGTTATTCAGGCTACGAGACGCTTGACACCACCCCGCAGGAAGGGATGACAATAGGCCGGTTCAACTGGAAGCAGTATTCGGCGAGTGTAACCATGTCTGGTCTTGAGAAGAGGTCTAACAATGGCGAGGCCGCCATGATAAACCTGCTCACCTCAAAGACCAAGCAGGCAGAGATGTCACTGCGCGACACGATGAGCGCAGACGCCTTCTCGGACGGCACTGGCAACGGTAGCAAGGCGCTTACAGGCCTCGCCGCACTCGTATCCGCTACGGCTACTGTTGGCGGGCTCAGCCCAACCACGTATCCGTGGTGGCAGTCTAATACAACCACAGGAGCTGGAAGCTTCGCGGCCACTGGGCTCTCTAAGATGAGGACGACATTCAACAGCCTTAGCTACGGCAATGACAAGCCCGACTTCCTGGTAACAGACCAGGAAGTGTACGAGTATTTCGAGTCTGCGCACCAGCCGCAGGAAAGGTACTCTAACACGAACGTGCTCAACTCAGGGTTCACGAACCTGACGTTCAAGAACGTGCCCCTTGTATTCGACAGAGACTGTACTGCCGGGTACATGTACTTCCTGAACTCTCAGTACCTGAGCTTCGTATGCCATCGCGACGCCGACTTCACTACAGGTCCTTTTGTAGTACCTGAGAACCAGGACGCTTCTACAGCGCAGATCCTGTTCCAGGGCAACCTGACCACGAACAACCGCCGCAAGCTCGGCGTGATCCAGGGCTTCACCGCCTAAAGGGGGTTCGACATGGCGTTTGCATTTACCGTAGACGGCGTAGAGAGTGCTGGTAACATGAGAATGGTCCACGGCACGTTCACTACAGAAAGCGGCGACTCCAGTGGATCCCTCGATGCAACCACGCATGGGCTTAACTACATCGCCCAGAATGACGTAAAGTTCGAGGCGGGCGGCATAGGGACGCCTAACCCGAAGATAACGGTGAGTTCCGGCACGATAACCATAACGGTGGACGACACCCTTGGTTATTCCGGTACGTTTTGCCTAACTGGTAAGTAAGTGAGAAGGAGAAAGAATGATAATTCAGAGGATTAACCGCACAGATGCGGAAAAGATTTTTGTAATCGCCCATAACGCCGAGGCCACTACCATTACCACTGGCATGGGCACCAGGTATATGGGCGCTCTTGCCGCAGAGGTAGTATCGACTGGCGGAAACAATGTCTGCAAGCTGGATGCGGACACTGCGATGTGTCAGTTCGCTGGCATAGCCGACCAGGATATAGCCAGTCTTGGTTACGGCAGGGTGCAGGCGTGGGGGTATTGCAACTCCATCCTTCTTTCTGCCGAGGCTGACAAGACCATCGGCGTTGCCGCCCGCGCCGAGACGTTCCTGAAGAAGGGTGCGGTAGCTGGGTCATTCACCAGTACGCAGACACCTGAGGCGTTATCAACCTTCGCGTACAAATACGTGCAGGTGATGAACACCACGAATATCAGTGGCGGTCTCAATTACGCCACCGGGTTTGTAAGGGCGATGTAATCTAAACTCGTGAGGGGTGGGGGCCCCTCACATTACCTACTACGGAGGTGTAGTATGTACTATAGGTGCATTACGTGCGGGCTTCTTTTGTCCGACAGGATGACGCGAACAGGCCTATGCGTTGGGCACAAGTTGAAACCTGCCATCCGCGGGGCATTCTGGGAATGGACGCTTATCAAGTTAGGCATTTATGAAAGGATAATGCTCCATTATGGAAAATCAGAATAGCCCGGTAAAGGTAATGTTCGCGGTTCCGAATGAAGGGCATACGTCTCCAGCGGCTTACGATAACCGCATGGAGATGTGTTTCCGCATGGGCACGCTGCAGGCGTTGTCAAGAACCGGACAGACAGAGTTCGACGATGTACATTTCGACTACCCCATGGGTAGACAGTTCAAGTTCTATAACGCTACGATAGGCAGGGTGTTCACTGCTCTCGCGCGAGAGCGTCTGGCAGAACAAGCAGTAGAGTCAGGGATGGACTATCTATTCATGGTCGATGATGACATGATTGTGCCATCTGACCTCTTCGAACGGTTATACAGGCATAACGTTGACCTGGTAGCGCCCTTGGCATTCACCAGGTACGAACCGTACAAGCCGGTGCTTTACAGGCTGAGAGCAGGGTACGATTCGGCAGAGCGCAAGGATTACTACATCAATTATGCGGTCCTTGACTATCCTAAGAACTCGCTCGTTAAGTGCGATGCCGTAGGGTTCGGCGCAGTACTGATAAAGACATCAGTACTGAAGGCGCTCAAGAAGCCATGGTTTATGACTACTTCAGGGGCTGGCGAGGACATACATTTTTGCCATAGCGCCGGGAGGGCCGGGTTTGGTATATACAGCGATACGTCAACGAAATTAGGGCACCTCGGCGATCCGAAAGAGATCACTGAGGAATTGTATGAAAGTCCTGAGAACGAGAGGAACCTTAAGGAGACATATAATGTTGCCTGAAAAAGTTGACATAATAATACCGACCTATGACAATCATGACCAACTCATGCAGTGCGTTAGTTCCATGCTATTGACCAGGAACGCATGCCCTCTGCACATAATAATAGTAAATAATGGCCAAGCCAGGATTTACAACGAAATGTTCCAAAGCGAGTACGTGACAGTTATCGATACAGGAGAAAACCTTGGGTGGACGGGCGGGCTGAAGCTCGGACTCGAACACTCCAAGAGCAAATACGTTATGTTTGCTAACGACGACGTTTTCATACCGCGTTCGTCTGGAAGTTGGCTGCGTGACATGGTAAGAACCATTGACAACAACGATAGATTTGGAGCAGTAGGGCCCTCGTCTAACGTAGTCATGGGTAGCCAGAACATCTGGAAGATGAACATATGTAGGCAGGAAGAGGTAACTTTCCTGATAGGCTTCTGTATGCTCCTTAACCGCAGAGCGCTTGACGACGCCGGCGGTGTACACGACATGGAGTACGGTGGGGACGACCTCGACCTCAGTATCAGGTTGCGTAAAGCTGGCTATGCACTCATTAACTGTTGTGATGTGTTTGTCTACCATCACGGATTTCAGACCGGTAATAGGGTGTATGGCACTCCAGATAAGCCGAACGGGTGGAACTCCCGCGAGATGACCGACAATACCAACATGGAACTCATCAGGAAGCACGGATTCATTGCATGGTGGGAAACCATGGTAGGTCTCCTGCCCGACATAGGCCCGTCCAATGCCGATACTGAAGGAGACATGGTAAGGGGGATGATTGTCGGAGAGGACGTGCTGGAGGTAGGTTGCGGCGGGACCAAGACAGTAAGCCGTGCCGTTGGAGTTGATATAGTCCCAGCAGGCGAAGAGATACCGATAATCGGCGCTGTGTCTGTTGCAGATGTTACCGCAGAAGCAACAAACATACCGCTGCAGGACGCCACGCAGGACACTATAATCGCAAGGCATATTATAGAACACCTGATAGACCCAATCACAGCAATAGCGGAATGGAAACGACTCCTAAGACCTGGCGGAAGGATAATAATATCATGCCCTGACGAACGGGTATTAGACGGAGTTCCACTGAATCCTCAGCACCTGCACGCATTCACTGTTGCCAGCATACGGACTATTTTATATATGCTCAACCTTAGCGTTGTAGACATGGCCGAGAACTATAATGGAGTGTCGTTCACAATCTGCGCGGAGAAAGCAAAATGAGGATATGCACATTCTACGAGGCGCGGCTTGGCAGGAACGATGGCCCGCCGTTATACTGGACGAACGCACTACGTAATATGGGGCACGAGGTGGTGCATCTGTCGTCAGAGGACGTACCGGACGTACAGCACTACGGCAAATTTGACCTGTACTTGTGGGTAGATTGGGGCGAGGACGCACTGACAGGGATACTGCCCTATAAGCCGATATCTATGGTTGACCTGCACCCGTCAGTTTATATAACTTCGGATACCCACCTCGGGTACGACTACCGGCTCAAGAAGGCTAGAGAGTTCGATTATGTATTCTGCAATCAGCTACGGGCGGTTGAAGAGTTCAAGAGGGACGGCGTTAATGCTAAGTGGCTGCCTCATGCGGTAGAACCACAGGCATACCCTAACTATCCGCCTTGCATAAAGAAGTACGACGTAGGATTTGTCGGATTCGTCACGTTCAGGAAACGAGCAGAGGTGCTCGATAAGGTGCTGAGAGCGTTCCCTGACTTCTGGTATGGACAGAGACTATTTGAGGAAGCGGCAGAGATTTACAGGCAGTCCAAGCTGGTACTAAATCCGTCAGCATTGGATGATGTAAACATGCGGTGTTTCGAGGCCACGGCTACAGGTTCGGCAATGCTTGTAGAGTGGACGCCGACATTGCATGACCTATTTTCAGAGGACGAAGTGGTGGCCTACAAGACCACAGACGAAGCGATAGAACTTTGTCAGTTCTACATTGAGAACTCTAAAGAGCGCGAGGAACTCGCCAGGAGGGGCATGAACAGGTGCCTGAGTAATCACACATATACGCATAGGGCAACCGAGGTTTTAAAGGAGGTGGGACTATGAGCAACGAGAGGGAGTGGGCGAAGGGTTTGTCTCAAGCTGAGTTCGAGCGAGAGTGGCCCTTACGCAACATCGGGTCGGATGTAATACCAGATGTTTTAATCTGGAGTACCCAGGAAGATACAGCTTACCCGCTGCTTATAGACGGGGTTAGTCCCTGCGACGTCTTATCAGACGACGCAGACGTAGAGGCCAAAGAACCGCCTAAATCTCCAGAGCTACAGAAGAATAAAGGCCCGCAGAAGGGTGAGTTCAGGTGTCGCGGTTGCGACAAAGTGTTCGAGTACAAGGTCGCGAGGGCAGGCCACGAAAGGGCATGTAAGGTGGCTCTTAATATGAAGAAGGGAGCATAGGAAGATGGCGTTCAATCCTTGGGACTTTCAGTCCGCAAAAGTATACTCGGCTGCTAATGATGGCACTAAACTTGGGGTCACGACAGATGCGAATGTGCTGATCTCAGCCATTTCCATAACTAACCTGGCGGCGGCGATAACATACCTACATATATTTGACGCTCAGGTTGGGGATGTAACCGTCGGGACTACAGTGCCGGATTGGGTAATTTGTATTCCTGCGAGCGCAAATGTGACGATTGGGTTTCCTGATCCGGTCAAACATACGGCAGGACTAACTCTATCAAGCAACACAACTGCTGGTGGAGATACTGGCGCAACTACGTTCATCACAGTAACGTATGGAAGTGGATAGATGGCCGCCAAGAGAACATATCTGGAACTCATCAACAAGGTGCTAAAGCGCATAAGCCAGAGTGTTGTGACGGAAATCCCGACAATTGGTCATGCGTCGATAGTAGCCGAGTTGATTAACGAGGGGCAGAACTACCTCTACACGGAGAGTGGTTGGCACTCGTTATATACGACTCGTATGTGGAAAACGTATCAATACACAGCGTCTACAGTATCATTCGATTCCGGTGGTACTATAAACGATTCGGCGGATGGGCTCGGAACATTCACCCCGGGTTGTATGGTACATGTTACCGGTTCTGATGGCAACAGCCGAGTATTTCAGGTTGATACAGTAGCAGTAGGTACGTTGACGCTAACAAGTGACGAGGTTGTCACTACTGAGGCGGCAGGCAGCGCAATTACAATCACCCAGGTAACATATGCGACTGCAACAGACCTGGGCAGATGCCTGTCATTACAGGACGAGACTAACAACACGTTTCTTGGAGAGGATGTCATACGCGAGTTCGATATGGCAAGCCCTCAGCAAAACACAACAGGCTCGCCAATAGCGTTTGCTATAGACGGAGACTTCTATAGGCTGTATCCTGTACCTGGTGGTGTTTACACGCTTAGAGAACACTATATAAAGACGCCTACGGCCCTATCTGCCACCACAGATACATCTGAGTTACCTATAGAGTGCGAGAATGTGCTGATACACTACGCATACTACCAGATGCTCGAGTACTTGCAGAGATATGATGCGGCAGACAGGGAGCGCATGGAATACGCAAGACAACTCGGACGGGCAAAGGCATCCAACGACAAAATTATCAGATATCAACATCGGTTCTCAGCCGTCAAGACGAATGCAAGCGGTATCGCCGCACCGCGTTTCCCATCGTCTTATGGTGTACAGAGGTAAAAAGATATGCCAATAACAGGGTCTAACATACAAGTTTTCGAGATCCCGATGAGCCGGTTGGGGATAAGCTTGCACAACAATATAGTTGAGCTAAACCCAGAGGAGTGTCTTAACTCTCAGAACCTGGTATGGGCTAACGGGATGGTTAAACGCGGCGGTTCCGCGCTCGCTACGTCAGATGAGGTCGTATCAGATAAGCCGATATTGGGACTGCACAAGTTCTATAGGTCAGACGGGTCTTCAGAGCTGCTTGCGGCCTGTGACACAGTCGTATCGTATCTGAGCTCCGGTTCCTGGGTTAATGCTGTAACCGGGCTGACCGCTGGTTTGCGGACGCACATGACAACATGGGGAGCACTCGATAAGGTAT